AGGTATCGAAGGGAGGTGAAGTACGTGAGGGTACGAGCTCGTGATGAGGCGGGCAACATCGTAACTCTTTCCGAAGTAAAAATTGAAGAAACGAAAACCTTAAATGATGTACTGCTTGATTTCGTCACCGCCGCAGTTATTGTAGGCATTGTCACCATCTTACTAATATAAGGAGGTGATAACTTGAAATACCGCGGTAAATTTCACAAGGCTACGCAAATCATGCTTCGAGATGCGAATCGACCCCTTGGTAAATTCGGACGAAAAGTAATTCGCAATGCCATCCGGACGAACGTTGCGTACAAACCCGGAAAACTTGGTTCTTCGTGGGTTTGCGATCAAATGCTCGATCGTTACGGAGAAGTTCTTAGCAGATATGCTCGCAGACATTTCCACAAATCAAAAATCCCCTTTAAACCTATTTATAACAACGCATAGGAGGTTGCTGTATGTCGATTCGCATTCGCGACGGCAAGATACGTATACATACCTCCGATCGCATAATGTACCGTCGCTGCCGCCGCAAAGCACAACTTGCTTCCAAATTGTGGATGGGCTTGCAGCCGGTAAAACCCAATACGACTCTTTGGTTGGGTACTGGGGTACACAAAGGCATTCAAATGTATTATGGATATAGCCAGGACCCGGTAGAAGTGTTCAATGCCTGGGCTGAAGAAGGCTTGGCAACCATTCGCAAAACAGAAGGTCTGCTACATGAAGAAAAGGCCAAATATGAAGAAATGATTGAGCTCGGCCGAGGCATGCTGGAACATTACAAATTGTTTGCCAAGAAATACGATGACTTCAACGTCTACGTATTTCCTGATGGTACACCGGCTGTGGAAGTTTTATTTGAAGTTCCAATTCTCAACTTCAATGGCGACCATCTCCACGCACGCTTCGAAATTGCTCAACCCGGTATGACTGAAATTCAACTTGCCTATCTCCAAAAGCACGGTTACGTAGACATCCCTGTATATTACGGTGGACGTATTGACCTCATTGTTGAGGATATCTACGGCGATCTCTGGATATGGGATCATAAAACGTGCAAAACTTTTGGAGACTGGTCTAAGCTGCAACTCGATACTCAGGTAGGATCCTATATCTGGGCATTGAAGCAACTGGTTCCCAACTTGAACAAACACGTACGTGGGGTTATTTACAACGGCCTCAAGAAAGCCGTACCTAAAGCTCCCGAAGTACTACAAAAAGGCGGTCTTTCTGTCAACAAGAACCAAGCCACCACATACGAAGTCTACCTGCAAGCACTACTCGACTACGGGCTGGCTACTATCAAACCAGATGGTAACGTATCCACCGAACCCAAGTATCAGGAAATGCTGTCATATCTTGCTTCTCAAGACGAAGTCACTGAGTACAGCATTACTACCAAATTCTTTAAGCGCCAAAAGGTCAAACGGTCTCCGGCTGAAATCGAAAATATTGGTCAGGCAATTTATATGGAGGCCGTTGACATGATTCAAACTGAATTCTTTTACCCCAATCCCACGCGTGATTGCAGTTGGGACTGCGATTTCTATGATGTATGCGTGGGTATGAACAACAACGAAGATGTGGCTTGGATGCTTGATTCCATGTACGAGCCCAGGCCCGAAGAAGACGAAACTTCCGTGTATTCCTGGCAACAGGAGGTGTAAAATAGCTGGTAAAATCACAAACGTACGCCAAGGTCATGTCTAACAAAAATTATCGTACAAAAGTCATGTATCTCGGCAGAGGGTGAATCGCATGCGGGGACTCGACAAAGCAATCGAGGAAGTCCAGTCTGCTCGAAATCGGGTCGCCCGACTTTATGGACTGGGCAGAATCGCGCAGGAAGTAATGATGGACTTAACTTCTCGATTAGAAGAAATCGAATCCATCATGCAGAAATATGAACAGGAGGATGAGTCAAATTGACTGAGCAAAACCAAAACCAAGAAGTACAGCAAGAAGACCTTCCAAAAACTGAACAAGCTTTGCAGGGCAAAGGTGCTTCTGATCTTCCACCGGGGCTCGCCAAGAAACCTCCGAAAACCGGAGCCAGCGTCAAAATAACCCCCGCAGGCGGAGGAAAACCGGCTGGTACTACTGGTGCTACTGTTAAACCCGGTATGACTTCACCTGCGCCGAAAGAAGAGCAACAGCAAGCGCCTGCGCAAGAACAGAGAACTGTTGCGCCAGTTCAAGCTCTTCCTACTGAACTCCCGCCACTGGGGTTCGAAATGGAAGATATCGGCGACGAGGAAAGCGATAACTGGTTGAACATTCTCATCTATGGGCCGTCTGGTGTCGGTAAAACTTATTTGATCGGTACCGCCCAAGATGACCCTGAAACCGCATCCGTGTACTTCATTGACGCAGAATCCGGTAAGGCAACGATTCGTTTCAAGAAGGGCATCAAGCGTGTGAAAGTATTTGATTTCAGTACCATTGAAAAGGTCAAATCCTTCTTGGAAACGTATTGCCACATCCGCGATCAGTACCTCGCCGCCGTCAAGAAGAACGACAAAAAGGAAATCGAGCGCTGGCATACCAATGCTTGCATTCTTTTCCGCATTCCTGAGGAAGAGCGCAAAGATTTCATTGTTCCCATTTACCGCACTGTCGCTATTGACTCCCTCACAGAAATTCAACAATACGACATGCGGGAAATCATGGAACAAGTTGTGAAAGAAGATCCTACTCGCGATCCGGATGTGCCATCTCCGCGTGAATGGGGTAAAAACCAAAATCACATCAAGGATCTCATTCGCGATCTTCGCCCGCTTCCTATGCACAAAATCTGGGCTGCATTGCCGGCCGAGCGGGTTGATGAAAAAACCAAAGAAGTTACAGTTGGCCCTGACTTGCCGGGTAAGTTGATGCAACAAGTTCCTGGACTCGTTGACATTGTAGGATACTACTATTCCTACATCAACGAGAACGATGAAGTTACCCGTATCTTGCTGACACAAAATTCCGGCAAGTACATGGCGAAGGATCGCACCTCGGCTCTCGGCAAATATGTAGTCAATCCTACCATTCCGAAGCTCATGCAAATGATTCGCGATTATAACGCCAAGATGAAAGAGGCATCCGAGTGATTTCCATCGTCGTTGGCGTTATAATAAAATTCCAAAAACCTACAGGAGGTAAAAGTAGATGGCAAGAGTCAACTTGAATTTCTCCGATGTGGAGACCAGGGATTTCGAACCCATTCCCAACGGCGTGTATGAAGCTATCGTGCACGACATCGAAGAGCGCGAAGTTCAAAAAGGCGAAAACGCTGGCGCTCCGATGTGGGCGGTACAATTCTCTATTAACGGCGGCCCTTACGACAACCGGCGCGTCTTCCGGAACTACACGCTGGTACCGAACTCAATGTGGGCTGTCAAACAATTCCTGATCGCTCTCGGCGTCGACTCTCAACAGCTGCAAGGCGAAATTACGATCGATACCGAAGACCTTATCGGGCTTCCGTGTCGTGTTGTGATTCGTCAGCGCGAATACGAAGGTCAGATTCAAAACGACGTCAAGCAGGTCCAAAAGTCCAAGGGTGCTCCTAATCCTGATACTAACAGGAAACCTGCCGACGATCTGCCCTTCGTATAATATCGTTGTAACCAGCACATAGGGACTCTGCTTTTATGTAGGGTCCCTATTTTACTCCGCACCTACTCTCTCTCCAACTTCTTAAAATCGAATACACTATATACAAAAATCGCTTAGTAATTAGTCAGAATTATATAAAAATTGTTGTTGTTTTATATAATTTTCTGTGGTATAATATAAGTAGAAGGTACAACACAATACCGCGACCGTGCCGCCCGGAACTGTGTCTCATCTCAAAATTATCTAATAATTATATAATTATTATATATTACTAATCAAAAATAATAAATAAAGGGTTATTAGATATATTGAAAGAGAGAGAAGTTCTAGGTCCGGTACGGTGTACTCGTCCAAATGATTAAGAAAGGAGATGCAAAATGTCTAACGTCAAGGCGAAGCCGATACCCTTCTCTGGGGAACCGGCCTTCGTTGAATTCCTGGACGAAATGGCCACCATCTTAACAACCTCCAGAAGTGGGTATCTCAGACAAGCTGCCAAAGAATACGCACGACAACGATTTCCGCAGGTGTATGCGAAGCATTTCCCTGATGAGGTGCAACAAATCAATGATATCCCAAAACCAGTGACCCAAATACAACCACACGTGCAGGATTCTGGCAAGACAAATGACAGTGATGAAGAAGATTTCCTTCAAAGCATCCAACCTAAGAATAAAAGCATAAATGAACCACAAATGTACGGAGCTCCTGAAAACTGTCCCAATTGTCACATCAATAGGTACGAATATGAAAATGGCAACATTGTAAAAACTAACGTGCAATGTAGCACTAATCCAAATCGCGGCAGATGGGTATGTAATGAATGCACAGCTTCAGGCGAATACTTCCCAGATAGACCTCCAACCATAAACTAAAGAAAGAACAGGAGGAAAACTGGCTTGACCACGTACAAACGTTTCTGGATGCACTTTTTCCAGGGTTTGGATTCCCCTAATATTTCGGGCGAAGTAATGGTAAAATCCATTTTCCGCGACGAACATACTCCTTCAATGTCCATCAACCTTAATACAGGGTTTTGGAAAGACTTTGGAGATAACACCATTGGAGCTAAAGAACGCGAAGATGGTAGTATGTCCGAAGGCGGAGGGGATGCTATTCGCTTTATCGAAACCCTGTACGATGTTCCCTACAATGTGGCCAAAATTATTGTAGATCAAATCCTGGCCGGCGAAGAGCCGATGCTTCCCATTTCTCATGATTATATCCTCGAACTGCACAACGCACTTCTCGAGAACGAACAAGCCCTGCAGATGTACATGGAAAAAAGAGGGTTTACCCTTGACACTATCAAAAAGTACTACATTGGGTGGGATGCTAAACTCAAACGCTACACCATTCCGATTATGAATGCTTACGGATACTGGGTCAATATTCGTAAGTATTCCTTGACAGATAGCAAACAAAAAATGATCAACCATTCCCGTAAGAAAGGGGAAGGTGGATTTGGTCAAGCTCGATTGTTTCCAATACGCCAAGTCTTTAAGTCTGACAGAATCGTCATTTTCGAAGGAGAACACGACGCACTCCTCGCTTTGCAGTTGGGCATACGAGCAGTTACTTCAACAGGTGGAGCAGGAGTTTTTCCCAAGGGTGCTGAAAACTATTTTTATGGAAAAACTGTCTACCTGTGCTATGACAACGACCCTCAAGGACGAGAGGGTATGGAAAAGGTTGCAAGACGACTGCATGGAATTGCTAAGGAGATTTGGATGTGTCCGCCTTTTCCGATCCCTGAACCAAGGAACGCTGACTTTACAGATTTCATTAAACAGGGAAACACTCGAGAAGATTTTGCTGACATGGTTCTACGAGAAGCTACACTCTACGTTCCCAAGGATGAAACCATCAAAACTGGAGAAGATGTGTCGAACGAACAATTCGAACCCGTATCTTTGGCACAGTCTCTTGATCCTGGATACCAAAATAAGCCAGTCAAGGTTAGTGCACTCGTAGTTGGTAAAGGCAAGCAACCGTTCACAATTGAGCGCAAGTTCAAGTTTACCTGCAATAAAATGAACCCTGAAGCGCAGAAATGCCAGCAATGTGGAATCTTTGCAATGAACGGTAAACTGCCTGTAGAACTCAAACCAACCACTAATGAAACCTTGTTGTTTATCAAGGCTCACAACAACCAGAAGTACGCAGCAATTAAACAACTGGGCAAAATTCCGCGTAGCTGCGATTTATTCGATGTAACCGTTGAAGAATGGCAAAACGTCGAGGAACTTCTCATATCGCCGCAGGTGCAAACAGCGAAAGCTCCGGGGGCAGTACAATCTGAATCTCATTTTCATCAATCGGCGTTTCATATTTATCCGGCAAAAACAACTCGGATTGATACAAATCGCGCCTATGAAATGAAAGCTATTCGAACCACGGATCCTTGGCAACAAGGTGCTACTTTCCTTGTACTGGAAGCTGACCCGATTCAATCTACTATCGAGACGTTCAAATTGACGGACGAGATGAAAGAAAAGCTGAAAATATTCCAAGTTAAGCCGGGCCAGACCATCAAAGAAAAATTTGATGAAATTTATGCCGACTTGGAATACAATGTCTTGCGTATCTTTGGACGGCGCGATTTAATAACAGCGTACGACTTGTGTTACCATTCAGCACTGCGATTTATCTTCCAGAACAAAGTAGAACATAAAGGTTGGCTGGAGGTGTTAGTAATTGGTGACACACGTACAGGTAAGTCTGAAACTGCCCAGTGGCTGGCATACCATTATCAACTCGGAGAATACGGAGCTGGAGAAGGTAGTTCTTTCGCAGGATTGCTCGGGGGATTGCAACAAGGGGCTGGTGGAAATAACTGGATGCTCACATGGGGTAAAATTCCACTTAACGATAGAGGACTGTATATCATCGACGAAGTCAGTGGGCTTTCTCAAGAACACATCAGCCAACTCTCGGGTATACGATCTCTTGGCGTCGCTGAACTCACAAAAATCAGGCAAGAGAAAACAAATGCGCGAACTCGATTAATTTGGATTTCTAACCCCCGTAAAGGAAAGGCATTGGAAGATTTTGAATACGGGGTAGAAGCGATTGCACATTTGATTGGCGCCAATGAAGACGTTGCTCGGTTTGATCATGCTGTAACAGCCGCATCCGGTGAAGTACCTGAGGACGAAATTAACAAAGATATTTCCGAACGAACACCTGTACCGCATGTGTACACATCTGAACTGTGCAACGCGTTAGTATTGTGGGCGTGGTCAAGAAATCTCGGCAACATACATAAGAACAACCAGATCATCTTTGAACGAGAAGCCGAGGAACTTATCTTGAAATACGCTACCGAATTTGGACGCAAGTATTCGTCCAAGATCCCTTTGGTCGAAGGCGCTAACCACCGTATTAAACTGGCCAAAATGGCAGTAGCAGCTGCAGCAAGAGTTTTCAGCACGGACGAAACTTGCGAAAAGATCGTAGTCAAACCCGAACACGTACACTTCATCGCGCAGGTGCAACAAGAAGCCTATGATAAACCTTCTATGGGTTACAAACAATACTCAGAAAAGGTTCGACGCGAACACCACATGAGCAATGAAAACTTGGAACAGGTAAAAGTATATCTCGGTACGTATCCGGAACTGCTGGATGGGTTCAAAATGATGAGGGTGTTTTCATTTACCCAGCTGCAACAAATTACAGGTTACGATCCAGATGTTTTGCGTGAACATGTATATTACCTGTCCAAGAATAACATTATCCATGTTAAAGGTAACGGCCAGTGGACTTTAACAGCCAATGGTCTTAACCTTATAAAACAAATGAGGGAGGAAATCAAATGAAAAGTAAAGCAGTAGTGTTGTTGTCTGGTGGTATGGATTCAACTACCTTGGCCGCCATGGTTAGGACAAAATTTGATGAAGTACACGCACTTAACGTGTACTACGGACAACGTCATGCGGTTGAGATCGAATCCGCCAGGGCTGTTGCTTATGAATTGAAATTGGACTCCCTGGTTGAACGTAACATTGAGGGTTGCTTTCAAAACAGTTCACTTTTGAAAGGGGGTCCGGAGATCGATGACAACCAAGAAAAGAACTCAGTTGGAGCAACCTACGTCCCAGCTAGAAATAGCGTTTTCCTCTCAATTGCAGCAGGCTATGCAGACAGTATTGGAGCAACTCACGTCTACTACGGAGCTCATAAAGAAGATCACGCAGGATATCCCGACTGTAGACCGGAATATTACGCTGCAATTGCCGAAGCTCTTAAACTCGGAACTGCTAACGGAGTCAATATTACAGCGCCCTTCATTATTATGTCAAAAGCAGATATTGTTAGACACGCCGCAAGACTTGGCGCTCCGTTACAACTTACCCATTCATGTTATCGAGGCTTGCAACCGGCTTGTGGCACATGTCCTACATGTCAGATTCGAATCGCTGCTTTTCGCTCTGCAGGCTATATCGACCCAATCCAATACGCCATTAACATTGACTGGAAATACTGTAAACCCTTTCCAAAACCAATCAAAAGAGAAAAAGGGTGATTGATATGCTGCGCATGGATTTCAATGCGTATCAAATACTCGCACAACGAACTGCCAACACGTCTCTTTCTGATCGAGAACGACTTGCTATTGCTGGTTTGGGATTGTCTGGGGAAGCTGGCGAAGTTAACGAAATTATAAAAAAGCATCTTGGGCACGGACACGGTTTGGACTTGGAAAAAATCAAAAAAGAGTTGGGCGATGTTCTGTGGTATGTTGCAGAAATTGCTTTCCTCTGTAACATACCGTTGCAAGAAGTCGCCGAAACCAATATTGAAAAACTCGCATCACGTTATCCTGAAGGTTTCAGTGAATGGCGCAGTCAAAATAGGCGAGAGTGATTAAAGATGCCTAAACAGCGGCAACGAAAAGATAAACGTTTTGGAATTAATCGCGTGGTCGAAGAAGTACATCGTGCGTATGACTTCCTAGAACGTGCAAGCGTAGAAGCCGCTGAGAAAACTTTAAAGGACGAATTCAAATTTGGAGCAATTAAACTTGCACGTTTTAGGGAAGCTTACCTGCTAAATTTCGGAGAAGCTACTGAACGGATGGTTTTGGAAATGCGTGCTCGAATCGAACAAGAAAGGAAGTCATTACGTTGAAACA